CGCATGCCTAGGCGGCGTATATGCTGGAAACTATTGGGAAAATATTGAGAAGGGCGAAGAAGCAGTACTGGAGGTAATGAGAGACACTACCGAAAGAATGCTTGATATTTTTGGTGATCGTTGGTATGGCGAACTCCAGTGGAACAACATCGACGAACAACATCAATTAAACAAATTAGTCGTCAAAGTATGCAATGAATATAATGTAGAACTAATTTCCACGGCGGATAGTCATTATCCCAATAGAGATGCGTGGAAAGATCGAGAACTTTATAAGCGCCTAGGCTGGCTCGGCAAAGGCACTCCTAAATGGGCTACAAACACAGAACTACCCGCAGGAGTTGAAGAAATTGGTTATGAGCTGTTTCCAAAGAATGGCGATCAAATGTGGGAAGCTTATGAAAATTATACACAAGAAGGAGACTATGATGATACGTTAGTACGAGAAAGCATCGAACGCACGCACCACATCGCTCATAATCGTATTGAACGCTTTATGCCTGATAATACAGTTCGCCTACCGGGATTTGTTATTCCCGCTGGTCAAACACCAGACGGAGCATTAGTAGCCGCAAGTATCGATGGCCTCCGAAGCCTTGAATTACAAAACGATACAGAATATGTTGACCGCCTTAAAGAAGAGCTTAATATTATTAGCGAACGAGGATTTAGCAAATACTTTCTCACAATGAAAGCAGTGGTTGATAAAGCAACGGCCATACAACTCACAGGCGCTGGCCGCGGCTCTGCCGCCGGTTCACTAGTATCATATGTTTTAGGTATCACACAAGTTGACCCAATCAAATACAATCTGTTGTTCTCCCGTTTTATGACGAAGGACTCGAAAGACTATCCGGATATCGATTATGACGTATCAAGTCCGATGGAACTTAAAGAAATGTTAATTGAAGATTGGGGCGCCAATACTGTTGTTCCTATCTCAAATTTTAATAAACTGCAGTTACGCTCTCTGATTAAAGACATTGCAAAACTTTATGAAATTCCTTTTGTAGAAGCAAACTCTGTAACTTCTAGAATGATTGCAGAAGCCACGCCGATTGCTAAAAAGATGCGCGGCATCAAAGCTGGCGTTTATGCACCCACGTTTGAAGAAGTGATGGAGTATTCAGATAGTTTAAAAAACTTTCTTTTGAAATATCCTAAAATCAAAACGCATGTAGAAGCATTAGTTGGAGAAGTTCGTTCCGTGTCTAGACATGCAGGAGGGGTTGTTATCGGCGAAGAACTAGACAAATATATGCCTCTTATTAATAGCGGAGGTGTTACTCAAACTCCATGGAGTGAAGGTCAACATGTAAGACAGCTAGAACCAATGGGCTTTATCAAATTTGATATTCTTGGACTCTCAACATTAAAAATGATTGAGGGCGCAGTTACTCATATCCTGCGCCGACACCACGGAGTAGAGAATCCAACCTTCGAAGAGGTAAAAGCTTATTATAACGAGCATTTACATCCGGACAAAATAAATTTAAACGATAAAAAGGTTTACAAAAATATCTTTCAAAAAGGTAAATGGGCTGGTATCTTCCAGTTTACGGAGAAGGGAGCCCAAAACTTTTGCAAGAGAGTGCAGCCAAAGAATATCATTGATATTGCTTCTGTTACTTCTATCTATCGCCCGGGCCCGCTATCAGCTAACGTACACGAAACGTTTATGGAAGCAAAAGAAAATCCAAGAGAAATCCGCTATGGTCACGATATTGTAAAAGAATATACAAAAGAAACTTATGGTTTTCTTATCTTTCAAGAACAAATCGCTTTGTTGGCACACAAGCTTGGCAAAGACTTTAGTCTAGACGAAGGTAACAAGCTTCGCAAACTGCTTACAAAGAAAGGCACAGGCGCTGTAGCTAAACAGAAGGCCGCACTAAAACTTAAGTTTGTTGCAGGTTGTTTAGAAAAGGATCTATCCGAAGAATGGGCAGATAAGATGTGGCAAAAATTTGAATTCTTTTCCGGCTATGGTTTCAATAAATCGCATGCAGTTTCATATTCTATTATATCTTTTCAATGCGCGTGGCTATATAATTATTATCCCGCAGAGTGGATGGCAGCGTTTCTAGACAAAGAGCCAGAGAGCAGAAAAGAAAAAGCAATCAATACAGCAAAGAAGTTTGGCTTCAAGCTTAGTCCGGTCAATATTAATAAATCTATGGCTGATTGGACGATAGACAAAGATGGCAAAACTTTAATTCAGCCATTGACTTCTATTAAGGGATTGGGAGAAAAAGCAATTGAACAAATCATCGAACATAGACCTTTTAACACTGTTGAAGAACTTCTCTTTAACAAAGAGATTGTCTATTCTAAACTTAACAAGAAAGCAATCAACGTCCTCATCAAAGCCGAAGCGCTAAATAAACTGATGGATGAAAGATTTAACAATCTAAAGCATTTCTGGACAGTTGTAGCAGATAATAGACCGAAATCGATTAAGAAACTAAATGAATTGGTAGAAGAATACAAAGATATAGAGGACTTCACGCGAGATGAATACATTGAAGCGAAAGTGGATATTACAGGTATATTCCCATTTCAATTGATAATGTCCGAAGACATTCTCCGGAGATTAGATTTCTATAAAGTCCCAACTATTTCAGAATGGGATCATGATCTAGGAGTCGCCTGGTTTATCCCACGCGAAGTAATCAAGCGTAAAACAATAAAGGGGCGCCCTTACTACGTCATCAAAACAATTGACAAGAATTCGGCAATGACAGATATTCGTTGCTGGGGCGTAAGACCTGATAAAGACAAGATCTTTGTTAATCGTCCCTATATGGTAAAACTTAATTTTGAAGAACAATGGGGATTTTCTACTAGAGGTGGAATTGGAGATTGGAAACTATTAGGTTGACAAACTTAATAATTTTTATTAGTATAAGTAATAATATATAATTATGAAATTCAAGGAGGAGACATCGCATGATTAATAATACTATAGATACCATTTGGCGAAATGCTAAAGGCAGATGGTGCTACAAGACCTTGGCCGGTGATACATGGAAATATGACACCAAAGAGCAGGCTATTCATTCTAGAAATGTTTGGCAACCACAATTGACTAGATTGTATCTAGATAAATATATCAAGAAAGACGATACGATATTGTTGAAATTTTATGGAAACCTTAATCCTTTTGAATTAAAAGTCGCCGGAAATAAAGGCCGGAGCCTTATCTTTTCGCACGAAGGGCAACAATTTACCCTTAAGCAGATAAAAGAATTAGTAGCAAAAAGACAAAACAAAAAGCGTGTCGATCAAGTAGGCTTAAATTATGGCCAAACTACGCACGTGCCTAGTGGGAAGTCTATCAAACAGCTTAAGCAAGATTATCTTTCTGAGAAGAGAGAAGCCACAAAGGCCAATCAAGAGGCTCAACCCTCATTTGATTTTTTGAGTACTTTGAATTCACCCGCTGAACAGCCAAAAGAAATTTTAGAATCTAATATATTTCTTGGAAAGGAAAGCTTTGATATCTCAAAGTTCCAACAGGCACTTCGTGCATATGAAGAAGTTCAATACAATTTTTTATCTGAAATAAATATTTCTCAAGAAGCTAAATTGAAATGCTACAAAGAGAGTTTAATCATGTTTATTTCTACTATTAGCGATAGTGAATAACAACAATGAATTTAAAAGTATATCGTTTACGAAAGGACGCAAAGCTGCCACTACGAGCGCATGACACGGACGCAGGCATGGACTTGTTTTATTGTCCAAATGGCGAAAGAACTGACGTTATTTTAGAAGAAGGCCTTGCGATTAACCCTCGCGAATCAAAAGTCATCCCCACAGGCGTGAAAGTGGAGGTGCCTTATGGCCATATGCTAGAAGTTAAAAATAAATCAGGCATTGCAGCTAAAAGGATGCTAATTACTGGTGCTTGTGTGGTCGACCCGGGTTATAACGGGGAGTTATACGTCAATCTTCACAACATTGGACTTAACACACAATATATCAAGTCAGGAGATAAAATCGCGCAAGGAGTACTTGTTCCGATTGTCCACTGTACTATAGAAGAAGTGTTTGATTCTGAAATATTAAATATTAACAGCGCCCGGGGCTCCGGAGCCTTTGGAAGCACAGGAGAAAGATAAATGAGCTTTAAATATACATTAAGAAAAGGGGATGAAGGGCAAGAGGTAAAAAGACTACAAAGTAAATTACCTACTGTCGCTGATGGCAAGTTTGGACCAAAAACAGAATCAGAAGTCAGGTCTTACCAACAGCATAATAATCTTGCTATAGATGGGATTGCTGGGCCGCAAACTCTTGGCAATCTAGGAATTGAAGTGTTTCCTGGTATAGACGTATCTAGCCACAACGGCACTATCGATTTCAAGAAGGTAAGCGAAGCAGGAGTGCGTTATGCTTGGATAAAAACTTCAGAAGGTACAACTCACGTAAACCCGGGCTTTGAAAAGAAGTTTCACGATGCAAGAGATAATAATATCATCGTCGGCGCATATCATTTTGGGCGCCCCGACACATATAGCGGCGATCCGCTAGATTGGGAGAAAGAAGCCGACCACTTTCTAGAACAAATAGAAAAAGTTGGATTAGAAACCGGTGATTTGGTGCCAATGCTTGACGTTGAAAATGGCGTAAAAGTAGATGACAACTATAATTGCGAGTGGTACCTCAACTGGCTATATAAAGTTGGTTGTGAAACAAAAGTAAAACCAATCGTATATACAGCACGATGGGCATGGCAGTTATATGTTATGAAGGCAAATAAAGAATTCCAAAACAAATTAGCTTCATATCCACTATGGCTAGCAAGTTACAATAGTGGTGTTGAACCAGCACGAGTTACCACACTATGGGATGAGTGGGATGTCTGGCAATGGACCGGCAGCGGCAACGTACCTGGCATCCGCGGTGATTGCGACCAAAACTGGATGGCTGGCGAACAGCTTGACAAACTGAGGGTACCATGAGCTTAGAAAGAAAATTGCGTCGCAAACAAGCAAACAAATCGAAGAAAGAATCTGAAAAAGAAATAGCAGCAAAAGTTGCGTTATTCGGGAAAATGGATGACAAATGCTTAACCTGCCAAAAACCTTTTGACAAAACAGATAAAGAACAAGTTATGACTTGGAACGTTGTTGTAAGACAAGAAGAAGAAAAGGTAAATCTCTATTGTCCCAATTGTTGGGAGAAGGCAATGGAAATAGTGCAAGGGCTTCAAGAACGTTTTGACCAAAAAAAGGAGAAATGAACAATGAACTTTTATTTACAGAGCGGCAAGGGATTTGCCATCGACCACGAATTAGCTGAAACCATTGATCTATTAGATGAATATGTCATATGGACAACCGAAGAAGATGAAGCGCCACTGCTAACAGCAATGGAAGAAAAATATGGTCTTCTTCCTGAAAAAGTTAAATATTTTGAATATATTCGCCATGGCGAAATTCAAGACCTAGAAGGATTTGATTATGATGCAACATATATTCTTTTTGATGAATCGACAGAAGAAGAAAACCTTAATGAATGGAATAACTTAAGAAGCATTTTAGATGAGCATGACGTCACGATTACTCAAGGCGAATGGTCAGAAATAGGGTGAAGAGGGAGTATTGAATGTCATATGAAAAAATCGGTATTGCAATAGGAAAACTGGTTCAAGAAAAGAACCTAGCATATGGAGATTCTTTTGGACAAGCGAGTCGTATTTTAGAGGTGTTATATCCCGACGGAATCCGACCAGACCAATATCTCGATGCTCTAGCAATTACTAGAGTAATTGACAAACTCTTTAGATTAGCAAATAAAAAAGATGCTTTTGACGAGAGCCCATGGCGCGACATATGCGGATATGCAATACTAGGCGTAGCAAACGACGAAATGTGACCGAAAAGGCACAAACAAATTAACAAAAAAGAGGCACAAGATGAAGAATTTAGCGTTAACTTACGATGATGTGTTGCTGATTCCACAGTATTCAAATATAAAGTCGCGAAAAGAAGTTGATATCAAGAACAGTTTAGATGATACGTTAGAATTTAGCCTTCCGGTAATCTCTTCGCCAATGGATACAGTTACCGAAACTGATATGGTATACGCAATGTCTATTAATGGTGGCTTGGGCATTATTCATCGCTATAATACTATAGAAGAACAAATTGCGTTAATTGCATCCGCACAAGCTCTAGGCGTCAAGACGATAGGCGCCGCAATTGGAATTACTGGTGATTTTGAAGAACGCGCTTGTGCTCTTCATGACGCAGGAGCTAATGTTATTTGCATTGACGTGGCCCATGGCCATCATATTTTAATGAAGAATGCGCTATGTCAACTCCGAAATATTTTTGGAGAAGAATTACACATTATGGCTGGTAACATTGCAACACTTGAAGGGTTTAATGATTTATCAGACTGGGGCGCCGATAGCGTACGGTGCAACATCGGCGGCGGAAGTATATGCAGCACCAGAATAAAAACTGGCCATGGCCTGCCCGGACTTCAAACAATTTTTGATTGCGCGAAAACAGACCGCGATACTGTAATAATAGCTGATGGCGGGATTAGATCATCTGGAGATATTGTTAAGGCCCTAGCCGCTGGCGCCGACTTTGTTATGCTGGGTTCTATATTGGCAGGTACAGACG